AATATACGATGAGTCTTTCTGAATTCTGTAATCACCCGTTTATCAATTTGCCATTTTTTACATAAGTAAGATAATTGTGCCTTTTCTAGTATACTGACTATTTCAGGATTTGCTTGCCGTGATGTTAATTCATCAGCCCTAGTTAAAATGGAATTAATGATAGCAACTGGATCATTTGGAATAGCCATCTCCGTGGGCCCGTGAACAAAAGTAGATACGGCACGTGCTAAATATTGAGTGCCCAATCCATTATTATGGTCAACTCGAAGAAATTCAGCAATTCCACCCAGAAAACATTTAGAATTTTGGAATCTTATATTATGCTTTATTGCATTGTCCTCCATATTGCGTATTTGATTTATATTAGTAACAGCACCCAAGATATCATCACCGTTATGTGTCGTTGTGAATGTGGTATCGCCCATCATAACTTTAGTATAGATATAATTCAAGACAGTGTTCATGAAAGTAGTCAAACGCCAACCTGATAACAAAGTACCTTCTGTCGTGTACATTTTACCATCTAGCTGTTTAATAGTCACATTACCAAGTGATTCATATAACCAGTCAATCGCTCCTAATTGTTCAGGGTCAACTTTATCTTTGAATACTACCATATAAGCGTGTAATACACTACGCATTACTTCGGTACTATGTTGAGAATTAAAATCTTCAAAATCAAAACAATAAGGTACACCATTTTTTAGCACCTCTTCAACAGATCGAGCCACTTTCTTAGATTCTGCTTCTTGTCCTATTGGGAACATTTTGCTAAGTAGTTCTTCACAGCCTGCCATACCAAAACTAGATATTATAAAGTTTGTGTTATCTACACCATAAATAGCACGTTGTTTACCCCACTCATACTTGACTGAGGCTTTGGCAAACATTTCAGGTTTACGTTCAATAAAATAGCTGTAATCAACATCAGGCATAGCACAAAACCCATAAAATTTATGGCGCATATCATGCTCTTGATGCGCAAAAGCTTTATCTTCTTCATATTGAGAGGAATAGGCTCCTGTTGGTGCCCACTGCCATCTCGAGTCCCAAAAGTTTTTCCAATTATACATTTTAGGACGACCACCTAATTGTCGTAATCTTGCAAATAAGGTACCAGCCTCCTCAAATATCCGTTTAGGGTCAATTTTAGCTACGTTAGGTTTTTGCCTATGCTCTTGTTCTATAGACCAGTCTATGTCACCAACTCCTCTATTTACAAGTACTTCTAATTCAAAAAAGGGAGATAAGTCTATATTAACATTATTTTGTAATGCCTTCAGTCTTAATGAAAAGTGTTTCTTTATATAAGTGGAAAAATGTTCTACAGATGTATACTTAATATGTAGTATATCCGAC